GATAACGAGAGTAGACACAGAAGACGACTACAACAGAGACGTTTTTATATACGTAAAAGACGCACCCAGGGGCAGCATACCTAGCGCAGACAGCTTAAAGCCTTATGGGTGGCAGCCAGGCGACGACTAAAACGCTACAAAATTGCGGGGAAGTGCGACAAAAGAGGGCTAGCTATTGCGGCTAGCTCTTATTTTTATGTTTACTATGTTTACACGAATTACAAAATAAACATTGACAAAGCTACTAACAACAATTATACTTTGATATAGTAAACATTAAATTATGTTTGCTACAGGGCAGAGGGCTTAGGCTTGTGTATATGAAAGAGAGGTAAACAATATGAATACACAGCCTTACGAGCTTAGAGACGTTAGAGAAGTCTTTACAGATGTAGAAAACGCAGTAGCAGGCTTAGAAGAGCTACCCCGCCTTTTACAGCTGCTAATAGACAGTTACAACTTAGACAGCGCAGAGCTTACAGAAAACGAGCGCTACGACTTAGGCATGGCAAGCAATACCCTTTATAGCGTGCTTTATATCGTACAGAGCAACTTATACACCATGAGCGACAAGCTACGAAATATAAGCATAAAAAAGGACTTAGACCAGGAAGACACAGAAACGGCGAAGTAACTATATCAACCTAAGAGCCTAAGCCTTACCCTGTATTATAGCAGAAAAGAGAGGTAAAAACAATGAAAGAAGACTTTACAGTTATTACCAGAGGGCTTAACGACGCTATAGCAGATAACGAAAAGCTAGCTAAAGACGTTTACGACGCTTACAGGCGCTTTAAGGCGGGCGACTGGGGCGACACTTGCGAAGAAGACAAGCCGCTAAACGACGCAGCACTAGCAGGCAACGGCGACAGGATAGTAGCAAAGTACAATACTAGCGTAGCCCCTATTTTCATTATCAATAGTGAAGAGCCTTACGACACAGCAGAAGACGGCAGCGTAATAGTTAAAAGAGGTACTACGCTTATGTTTTGTGATGAATATTAAAAGGGGGTATAGATCATGAGAGCAGGCGCTATAGACGTTTCTTTTAATCATTGTGGCATGAGTGTAGCCGAATGGTGGGAATACGAAAAGGAAGCCTTAAAACGCCCTACATACCCTTTTACATTCTCTAACGAGCCTTTAGCAGACGCTTTTTTTGAAGCATTTAAGGCGGCGCACCCTACAGCCACTTACTTTAAGGGCGACGGCGTGCAATATGTATGCTTAGACGACAGAGCCGTAAAAAGGCTAGCCAGAACGCTTAAAAAGAGTGCTGCAAGGCAGGCAGAAGCCTTAGAACGGCTTAATAAGCTAATAGAAGACGTAGAAGCAGGCAAGGGGGCGACAATATGAAAATACTAAGCTTTGTAAACCAAAAGGGCGGCGTAGCTAAGACGACTAGCGCCCTAAACATAGGCGCAGCCCTGGCTATTGAGGGCAAAAGCGTACTACTGGTAGACCTAGACCCGCAGGGCAGCTTAAGTAAGTGTGCGGGCTTTAGATCACTAGACGACGACCCTACTACTTATGAAGTAATAAAGGGCGACGCAGATATTAACCAGGCTATTAAGACTAAGCAGGGCGTTAAGCCTTACGACGTATTACCTACAGATATACGCATGAGCGGCGCAGAGATAGAGCTTATAAGCGTGCCTGGGCGTGATACGCTGCTAAAGGAAGCCTTAGACGGCTTAGAAAAGGCTTACGACTACGTTTTAATAGATTGCAGCCCTAGCCTTAACATATTAACGCTTATGGCTTTAACGGCTTCTAACAAGATCATAATACCAGTAGCAGCCCAGTATATGCCCTTAGACGGCATGGCGCAGCTATTACCTACTGTAGAGCTTGTAAAGAAGAGACTAAACAAGGGCTTAGCTATAGGCGGCGTACTTATTACCATGTACGACAGCCGCCGCAGCATGGATAAAGGCATAATAGAAGCTATTAAGGGCAGATTTACAGACGAAACCTTTAACACGATCATAAAGAACAACAGCAAAATAGCAGAAGCGCCCACTTATGGCAAAGATATTTTTGAGTATGCCCCTAAGAGTGCAGGCGCAGACGCTTACAGAGCCGTAGCAAAGGAAATTATAGAAAGAGAGGGCTAAACAATGGCTTATAAACTTGAAAACAACCCGCTTTTTCCCCAGGAAAAGCCAGAACAGGACGCAGCGCCCGCCCAGATCAGTAAGAAGAGGGGCAGACCGCAGAAAGACGACCTTGTAAGAGGTAACAGCGTACAAGAGGGCTTAACAGAAGAGTACACAAGGGCAACTTTTATTATGAGGGTAGACCTTGTAGAGAAGCTTAAAAACTACGCCTATACAGAGCGCTTAAGCATGAAAGAAGCGGTAAACAAGATCATAGGCGAAGCCCTGGAACGTGAAGAAAAACGCCTTGCTAAGCAGGGTAACGAGATTTTAGACCGCAAAGGGGGTAAGTAATATGCTTAAGATAGGCAACGAGAAAGCTTACAACGTACAGGAAGCGGCAGAGCTGCTAAAGCTTACGCCTGTTACAGTACGCAACTATATTAAGGCGGGCAAGATTAAAGCCCAGAAAGTAGGTACACGCTACCATATTGCAGAAAGCAACCTACAGGACTTTATAAAAGGGGGCAGCGTGAAGAATGGCTAATTATGACGACTTCCGAAAAGCTATTAAGCAGATCATAGACGAGGACGCAGAGACGACCGACGAGCAGAAAGCCGCTTTATTTAAGGGCATAGAAGCCGTAGAGCCTTACGCCAGGGCTATAGACAAGAAAAACGAAGAGCTAGAGCTTACAGAGGAAGAGCGCTATATACTTAGCTACCTGGTAGAACATAGACCAGAAGAGGGGCAGCCTAAAACAGCTTACGACGAGACTTTAATACAGCTTGTAAGCATGATGTTTGTAAACAGCCACAAGGACACAGTACAGGCGCTTAACGACCCAGAAGAGCGCAAAGCCTTTGTAAAGAGCATTACAACTAAAGACCTGGAAGAAATAAAGCTAAGCCGCAAAGACGACAAAGTAAAGAAGCTGCTAAAGAGTGAAAGCCCAGAGCTAGACGACATACTAGACGTTATAGGCTTTGGCAACGCCGTACACATTTACGAAAAGCATAATAAGTACAGGACTAAGGCAAAGGCAGAGAAAGCAGGGGCGGTAACTGAAGCGCCTACAAGCCTTGCTATACCTACTTTGTCAAGTTATCAGTACAGCATGAGCCTTTACAAAGAGGGCGGGGCGTACTTGCAGCCGCTTAACAGTATGGACGGCTTACGCTTTAAGGGCGGCAAGCTTTACTTTGACGGCGCACGCATGAAAGAAGTAAGCGAAGCAGAGCTAAGAGACTTGCGTACAAAAGAGGGCATAGAAGAGCTAGACCTTACGGCTTTACGCTTTTACTACTCAATACTTTTTAATCAGTTTCAGTTAAGCAATTATAAGGCGCTGCAAGACATAGTACCTATAAGCGCTTCTATTCTTACAGGGCGCAACGACCCTAACGAGCTAGAAGTAGACGCAGCTATAGCTAAAGTGCAAAGCTTCCATAATGTTATGGGCGTAGTAAAAGGCACTAGGAACGGCAAGCCTACAGAGAGCTATTACCAGGTATTAAACTTTGAATACTACGACGAAAAGAAAAATATTATAGCCTTTAGCAGCCCTTACATGAACTATGTTATAAAGACCATTTACAAGCTTGCTATTAGAAAGAGCAAAGACGGCAAGCCGAAGCTTAAGAGCGACAGCACGCCTTTATTAAAGGCTAATCACTCTTTTATGATCGACAGCAGCATAACCAAAGAACGCAACAAGGCAGCGGCAGAAAACGTAGTAATTCTAGTAACCCTTATAGAGCAGGCAGGCGGCAGCTTACCTAACCTAAAAGCTAGTACCCTGGTAGAGCGTAACGTACAGCTTGCAGAACGCTTAGAGAATGACCCGCAGCACAGGGCGCAGCTTCTTAAGCGGGTATTTACTAAGACCTGGGAACTTATGAAGACTAAAACGAGCTTAGCGCAGCGCTATAAGAATTTGCGGGTAAGCATTGATAAGAACAGCGACGGCGTACTACTGGCAGAGCTTAACCCTAAAGACCCTACTTTTATACCTACAGCGAAAAACCTAAAAGACCTTTGCTTTTACTTCCCTAATGAGGGTAAAGAGTAAGCTTGTATTATCATGTTTACTAGGTTTACACAGTTTACCTTTTCAAAATCAGAAAAGACATTAAAGTGTGTTAAAAATTACATTATGGTGTGTCTGAAATTACATTAAGGTGTGTTAAATTTACATTATAGTGTGTGGGCGTTTTTGCGAGAATGTAGTATTTATAAGGCTTTTGAGGGGCTATATCTTGCGTCAATACTATAGTAACCCAATACTATAGTAACGGCTTAGCGGCGGGCTTTACAGCCGCCGCACGCTACCTATACACTTAACACAAACCTAAAAGCAAGGGGGCTTTAAGAATGATCGACGACTACAAACTAGAAGAGCTAAAGAGCGGGCTTACTTCTTACGTGCAGCAGATCACGCAGCCAGACCGCAGGGCAGGGCATAATATGTATAAATGCCCTTTATGCGGAAGCGGCAGCGGCAGAGGGCGTAATAGTGACGGTGCTTTTAGCATTACTAAGGACGGTAAAGCCTGGAAGTGTTTTAGCTGCAACCAGGGCGGCGACATCTTTACTTTAATTGCGCTGCATGAGGGGCTAACAGAGTTTATAGACCAGGCACAGAGGGCGGCAGAGGTAACAGGCGTAAGCCTGGAACTGGGAACGCCCAGACAGGACGCTAAAAAGGACTTTGCAGAAGTGAAAGAAGAGCAGCAGCCTATAAAGGGGCGGTACAAAGATTATATTGAGCGCTGCAAGGCGGCAGCAGGCAAAACAGACTATTTTACACGCAGGGGCTTTAGCGCAGAGGTAGTAGAACGCTTTAGCCTGGGCTATGATGAAAACAACGGCGTTATAGTGATACCCTACGACAGAGACGGCAGCTATTACCTTACCCGCAGCATAGAGGGCAAGACCTTTAGAAAGCCGAAGAGCGACGACGCAGGCGTAGAGCCGATTTATAATAAAGCAGCATTGTACAACGGCGGTAAGCCTTGCTTTGTATGTGAAAGCCCTATAGACGCTATAAGCCTTATTGCAGCAGGCGGCGGGGCTTGTAGTGCTATTTCTTTAGGCGGTACAGGGCATAGAAAGCTTATAGAGCAGCTAGAAAAGCAAAAGCCTACTTGTATGCTTATATTGAGCTTTGACGCAGACGAGCCAGGGCAGACGGCTACACAGAGGGCAGCAGAAGACCTTAAAGCCCTGGGCGTGCCTTTTATGATCGCTAACTATTCCTTAGACGCTTACCCTAACGAGAGCCGCAAGGACGCTAACGACTTCTTAAGAGGTAACCCAGATCAGTTAAGCCAGGATATAGCCGCTAATATTGAAGAGGTAGAACGGCTAGCCAATGCAGAGAAAGCCGCCCTACTGGAAGCGCACAACGCCAGTAACGGCGCAGAACGCCTTAAAGCCTTTGTAGACGGCATTAAAGAGAGCGCTAATACTTCTTACGTGCCTACAGGCTTTAGCGAACTAGACAAAGAGCTAGACGGCGGCTTATATAATGGCTTGTATATCCTGGGCGCAATAAGCAGCCTGGGTAAGACTACGCTTTTATTGCAGATCGCAGACCAGATAGCAGCGGCAGGCTACGACGTACTTTACTTTAGCCTGGAAATGGCAGCAAGCGAACTTATAAGCAAGAGCCTTAGCCGCTTAACCTACTTGAACTGCGACGGCGACGACAGGAACGCAAAGACCGCAAGGGGCATAACGACGGCTAGCAGATACCAGAGCTACAGCCAGACAGAGAAAGAGCTTATAAACAAGGCTATAGGCTTATACGGCGGCTTTGCAGATCACTTATATATTTATGAGGGCATAGGCGACATAGGCGTAGAGCAGATTAAAAGCCTAGTAGCAGAGCATAAAGAGCTTACAGGCAGAACGCCGCTAGTTATGATCGACTATTTACAGATATTAGCGCCCTACGATATGAGAGCTAGCGACAAGCAGAACACAGACAAAGCCGTACTAGAGCTTAAACGCCTTAGCAGAGACTATAAAACGCCTGTTATAGCTATTTCTAGCTTTAATAGGGATAATTACACAAGTGAAGTAAACATGACCGCATTTAAGGAAAGCGGGGCTATAGAATACGGCAGCGACGTACTACTAGCCTTGCAGCCGCAGGGCATGAAGCCAGGCTACACAAAGACAGAGCAGAAGCAAAACGCAGACCTTGTAAAGAAGTGCAAGGCAAGCGCACAGCGCAGCGTAGAAGCCGTAATACTTAAGAACAGAAACGGCAGAACAGGCGGCAAAGTAGGCTTTGACTACTACAGCCTATTTAACTGCTTTAAGCAAGACTACGGCTTTACGCCTGTAGACACCTGGGAAGAGTACGACGAAGACGAACTAGTACCCTTTGGCGCAGACGACTAAGTAAACATAGTAAACGCAGTAACAGGGGCTTACTTATTAAACTGGGTAAGCCCTTATTTTTATGTTTATCATGTTTACAAAGTAATTGACATTTACAAAGTAATATAGTATTATTAAAGAGAGTAAGTATACATAGTAAACACGAAATTAGAAAGAGGGGGTACGGCATGAACTACGAGCCGCCTAAAATCGCAAGAATAAAGATACATGGCAGCGACAAAGTTATTAGCAACGCCGTACTTGCTACGGACACTATGCAGCTACCAGGCTTTATAAGCCTTAAGGCAAAGCACAACGGCAAAGACGCTACCCGCTTTGTAGCGCTTACGGCTATTGAAGAAATGACCATAGACAACGACGAACTTTATAAAACTATGCCTTGTAGCTTTGTGCCAGAGACTAGGCTTAAAGCTAAGATCGACAGCAGCTTATAGAGGTTGAATACATGAGTTTTTTAGACAGACTTTTTAACCGTAAAACAGCGGTAACCACAAACAGGCTTATTACAGAGCCTACAGGCTTTAGCAGCTTCTACGGCGGCGACGCTTACGCTAACGACGTTTACAGGGAAG